TCTACTCGGCTGACGTAATTCCAGTTTGGTACAACGACTTTGCTTCTAAGAATCCAGATAGAAAAACAGTCCTTATGACTCTTTATGATGTCTGGGTCTACAACGATATGAAGTTCGAAGACGAAATTATTTCTTGGGTTCCATTAGACCACATTACGCCTCCACCACTTGTATTGCAGTTTTTGCGAAAAGAAAATGTAAGACCTGTCACTATGTCGCCTTTTGGCAAAGACCAATTAGATTCAGTAGGAATAGATTCCGTTTACATCCCACACGGAATTGACCTAAATGTTATGAAACCAACGCCGACAATTGAAGGCATATCTAGCAGAGAATTTATGGGCGTTCCAGATGATGCCTTCTTGGTTGGAATCGTAGCCGCTAACAAAGCAAACGGTCAAATTCACAGAAAAGCCTTTGCAGAAAACCTACTTGCATTTAGCTTGTTCCATAAGAAGTACCCCAATTCACAGCTTTACATACACGCAGAACCATCCCGTATATACCAAGGTTTCGACCTAGCTGGTTTGCTAAAAGCTGTTGGTCTAGATAAAAGCGCAGTACTACTACCAGATAGAGATTTACTTAGAACTGGCTATCCATTGGAAACTTTGGCTGGTTTCTATACTGCTATGGATGTTCTGCTCAGCACCTCTTATGGCGAAGGTTTCGGTGTTCCAACTGTAGAAGCTCAAGCCTGTGGCACAAGAGTAATAACTAGCAACTTTGCTGCATCTAAAGACCTAGCGTCAGCTGATAGCTGGAAGGTAGATGGTCAGCCCTTCTGGGATGAAGCGCAAACATCTTTCTTCTCAATTCCATCGGTAAATGGGATAGCTAAAGCCCTAGAAGACGCATATCACGCCGATAGGGGCACTAGCCAGACAGCAATTGACTTTGCTAAGCAATTTGACTCAAATGTCATCTGGCAGGAAAAGTGGGTGCCGTTCTTCCAAACGGTGTTTGCGTGATACCAGTCTTGGGCTTTGCGACTCTTAGCAAGTTTGACCTAGCCCAAAGACTTTTGGATTCCATTGATTATCCAATAGAAAAAGTAGTTATTGTAGATAACTCGGGTAAAAGGTCTTGGATACCTGAGCCTAACGAATTTGTACAAGACCTATGGGTAATTCGGTTGCCTCACGGTCTAGGTGCTAATGGTGCTTGGAATCTGATAATCAAATCCACTCCGTTTGCCCCTTATTGGGTAATTCCAAACGATGACTGCTGGTTTGAGCCAGGAGCCCTCAAAACGATTGCTGAGCAGGTAGATAAAACAAAATTCAACTTTGTAGACGTCAATCCCAAATGGTCTTGTGTGATTCCAACCGAGGGCTCAGTAGAAAAAGCTGGGCTATGGGACGAGGCTTTCCACCCCATCTATTTTGACGACAACGACTACGAATGGCGTATGGATATGCTGGGGGTCGGGTTCCATAACATTCCAGCTATGGTCCATCACGATAACTCATCTACGCTTTACAGCGGATTCCAACATCAGAACCAAATAACTTTCAGTAAAAACCAAAAATTGCTACAAAAAAAGCTGGACGAAACCAATACCAAAGAAATAGGCTGGAGCCTAAAGATTAGGAGAGATAACCGATGGGACTAAAGATTTATACAGGTGGAACCTTCGATTTGTTCCACGTAGGGCACATAAACTTTTTGAAAGAGTGCTCCAAGCTCGGGGAAGTCTGGGTAAGCCTAAATACAGACGAGTTTATAACTGCTTACAAAGGCAAGCCGCCCGTGCTCAGCTACCAAGATAGGTTTGCCGTGCTGGATGCTTGTAGGTACGTGGATTGCATTATTCCAAATGAGGGTGGCATTGATTCCAAGCCCAGCATCCTTAGCGTCAAGCCCAACATCATTGCCATTGGCTCAGACTGGGCTCGCAAAGACTATTACAAACAAATGGGCTTTGACCAAGACTGGCTAGATGACCATAGAATTTCTCTAATGTACATTCCGTATACCGCTGGAATCAGCTCCACGGAGATAAAAAGGCGAATGAAGGTAGACTAGAGATATGGCGATTACACGAGGCTATACGACCCTATCTGAGGTCAAAAGTATTCTTAGGATTACAGATTCGGTAGACGATAACCTACTGGAAACCTGTATCGAGGCTGCATCTAGACAGATTGACAGCCATTGCGAAAGAGTCTTTACAGTATCTACGGCAACCCGTATTTATGTACCTAACGACTCCTATGTAACCGAAATTGACGACCTTGTATCGCTAACAACCCTAAAAACAAGCTCCGATGCGGATGGCGTATTTGACATTACTTGGGGAGCCAGCGACTATCAGCTAGAACCTCTAAATGGTATTTCTGGTGGCTCTTACACTCCATACACTCAGATTCGAGCCGTAGATAACTACCTTTTCCCAACTGTAAACTTCCCAGACTCGACAGGCGAGGCTACTGTCGAAGTAACTGGAGTATTCGGTTACGGCACGGCTATTCCAACCGATATCAGGCAAGCTTGTAACTTGATGGCAGTTCGCCAATTCAAGCGCTATGACAGCCCATTAGGGGTTGCTGGTTTTGGAGAAATTGGAGTTGTTCGGGTAAGTCGAGTAGACCCAGATATTGAGTCCCTACTCGGTCCTTATCGCAAGATTAGGATGGCGTAGTGAACGACATTAGTGCAATGAGGGATGGCTTAGCCAGAAACCTCAGCACCATCGAGGGGCTTCGAGCCTCTGCTGAAATCCCAGACAACCCATCGCCCCCTATTGGCATTATCAATTTAGACACCATTGACTACAACGAAGCTTTCAATGGGGGCTTGACTAGATACAACTTTCTTGTAACTGTAATTGTCGGCAGAGCCGCAGAGCGCAGTATGCAACGAAAGCTCGATTCCTACGTCCAACCCACTGGGGAGCAATCAGTGAAAGTTGCGCTAGAATCGGAGAGAACTCTCGGTGGAGAGGCGTATGACCTCAGGGTTGAACGTAGCAATGTCGTGGGTTCAATAACAATAAATGACCAAATCTATCTGGCGGCTGAGTTCACAGTCACCGTCTTTGCATAAGGAGAAATAAATATGGCTAAATTCGTAGTGACTACTAACGCAGTCACACTGAACGGCACCGACCTCTCCAGTTCTTGTGCCCGTGCAGAACTGGTGATAAACGCCGCTGAAGTAGATGTTACAGACTTCGGTAGTGCAGGTTGGACAGAGGTAATCGGCGGTCTGAAGTCAGGCACCGTATCTCTAGACTTCCACTCTGACTTTGGAACTAGTGCAGTATCTCGCATCTTCCAGCCACTAGTCGGAACCATCGGTACAGTAACTTTGATTGCAGGAAACGGCACCGCCGCTTCTTCCGCAACACCTCAGTACACTGCTACTGTTCTAATCAACAGCTTCACCCCAATTTCAGGTGCAGTTGGCGATTTGGCTACATTCTCAGTGTCTTTCCCGACCACTGGTGCTGTAACCTACGCTACTGCCTAAATAAAGGAAAATAAATGCGATTCAACCTAGTAATTACTTTCGCAGACGGTACCAAGAAGGAAATTACGGCCAGCACCCCTGACCTAGTTGCCTTTGAGGACAAGTTCAATCTTTCTATTGGAAGATTGGCAACAGAGCAACGCCTCGGACACTTGCTGTTCTTGGCGTGGCACAGCGAACAACGGACTAAAAACACCAAGCTGTCTTACGAGGACTGGCTTGCAACAGTAGACACCGTTGGCGAGGCTGAAACAGACCCAAAATAAAGGGTCTGGGGGACGAATCTGCCCATTGGTTCGTTGCAGCCCTAGCTGTTGAAACTGGCATCTCGCCTAGAGAGCTTCTAGCTCTTGACGACAGGATGCTGTGGACTATGTATCGCTGGATAGTAGCTAAGAATAAAAAATAAGAGGCGGCCCCTTCGGGGGCCGTTTTCTTTAGGGTAAAATTATTAGAACGATAGGTGGTTTCGATGCTAATTGCAGGTATTTTTAGCAGCCTGTACGCAACCTACCTACGAGGGGCAGCAACTGGATTCGGTAATGTTCGTGCAGTAGCCTCTGGCAAACGCATAGCTATTGGGAACTTTGCAGCCCTTAGCATCTTCAAAATGGATAACCGCTCAGCTGGCTTTGAAGTCAGCAACTTTATAGACCTTGAGAATCAGCTAAAGGCACTCGGTCCAGAAGCTATAAAACAGTTTCGTGCCAAGGCTAAATTCATAGGCGAACCAGCCCGTAATGCCATTGAGAGGGCTTTTCACAACATAAATGGGTTCGGACCACTCGGACCTCCTAAAGCCAGGGCTACGGCCCATAGAAGCGGTAATTTACGTACTTATGACCGAATGAGCACATCTGACCGTGGTCATCTCAGCTGGATAAATGCTCGCACTATGGGGGCTAACAAAGCAATTCAGTTGAACTACAAAAATCGCAACGCTCAAAAAGACTTCTTCAAAATCAGACAAGGACAAGACGGCGCTTTGTCAATTGTTCGGGTGAAGATAACTGCACCTGCTTATATCGTGGCAGATATGGCTGGCAAGAGCAACAGAGCAAGAAAAGGCACTGGGGAACTTAGCCGTGAATACCAGATAAACCTATTCGGTCGTGGTGTAGTAACTCGCCGTCACAAGGTCAATGAAGACAATGTGGATAACTGGATAAGAGCCCTAAATAGCTCTGCAAGCGCTAAGCAGAAGAGCAGTCCATCTCGCTATGCCTGGCCAACAATGCTGAAATATCAGCCAAGACATAGGGAAAAAGCCTCTAAACTTCTAAATGAAACTATTACTATGCTCAATCAAAGGATGCAGAGCTAATGGCATTACAGTCCCTAATTCTCCCGATTATCACGCTGTTTCGGTCAGCTGGTGTCAATGCTGCTCGTAATGCTATCGGTGGACTTGGAAAAGACTTCAATGCACTAGCTGGGAACATCGGTCAAGCCGCTGGTGCTTTTTCTGCTTTTCAGGCTCTAGCTGGAACTAGACAATTCCTAATTGGCTCTGTTGAAGTAACACAACAGTTTGAGCGAAATATGCTCGCTTTGGGTCAAGTCTTTGAGTCAATGACTCCAAAGATGGAAAGATTTACAAGAGCTGTTGAAGACTACGGTATAGGTCAGGCTCAAGCTGCTCAAGCTTCTATTTTTATTGGTTCGGTTCTAAAGCAGTATGGATTCGATGTAGACCAGGCAGCGGATGCTACCCAGCGCATTGTCAAGCTAGCCCAAGACCTTGCTACGACTTATGGATATGACGTCCAAGAAGCCCTACTTGCCGTAACAGCCCTATTCCGTGGTGAGTTTGACCCGATTGAAAAGTTCGGTGTTGCGATGAAGCAATCCGAAATCAACTCGGAACTAGCGGCTCGTGGACTAGGACACCTAGAAGGTGCAGCTCGTGAAAACGCTGAAGCAATTATTACTCTTGACTTTTTGTTTACAAGAGCTTCAGATTCCGTTGGAGCATTTACTAGGGCTCAGGACACGCTATACGCTGCTCAAAAGCGACTAGAAGCTGGTTTATTCAATCTTCAAATTGCTTTTGGAGATTCACTCCAAGAGCCTATAGCAGCTCTTACAAGTGGGTTTGCTGACCTTATTGAAAAGCACGGTCCGCAACTCGTAGACGTTTCTGAGCTAATTGGCGAGGGTATAGAGCTTATAACTCCTCTATTTGTCAAGCTTGGCGACACTGTACTGGGCTTGGTTGGAATTTTAGAGCCAGCAGTATTTGTCATAAACATTTTTGCTACTGCACTAAATAAGCTCGGTCAGATAGTCCTTACACCTATAAATGAAATTCTTGGAACTACAAATCTATTATTTGATGCCCTAAGAGTAGCAATTGAAAATACAGTTTCGGCTTTGCCAGGTTTGCAAGATGGATTAGGTGACTTTGAGGCTTGGTTGAAGGAAAACTTGCCTCTAACAATGAAGCTACTTGACTTTTTCTTAGCAGGTGGGGCTTTTAGAGAGCTAAACAATGGTCTAAGAAATTTTGTTTATGAAAACGATGCTTCAGCAAAGGCAACAAGAGAAAACACAAACGAACAAAAGCGTTTTGAGCTTCAAGCAGAACGTTCAGCCGAAGCTCTAAATGAAATAAGAAGACAAGCGGAAGCAGCTAAAAAGCCACTAGAGGGCTACCCAGGATTACTTGAAAGGCTTGGGTTCAAGGCGGTAGATGCAGAAAACAAGCTACAAGGACTTGCTGCCATCTTTGGCGAAATTGAAACTGAAGCTGAGAAGAGCAAGGCAGCAGATGCTCTCAATGAAATGGGCTTTGAAGCAGGTCAGATAGAAGAAATTCTTACTCGTCCTGATTGGGCTCAAATTTTCGGTGAAATTAGTCGCTTGGCTAAGATTGCCGCTACTGACATTGCCCTTATTCCATCAGTTACTGGTTTAGGAATTGTAGGTGCCGCCCAAGGTGCCCTAGACGCTCTTCGTGCCAGCCTTACTGGTTCGGGTGGAGGAGCCGTCAAAGATGCGGTAAATGAATTTTTCACAAGCATTGATGAAGAAATCGCCAAAGAGTCTGCTCGCCGCAAGCTGCGTCAGATGGGCGCTTCTGAGGGTCTTATTGAAGCCATTGTGGGCGCAGACGGATGGGAAAAGGTATTCCAGCGTGTTATCCGTAATGGCGTATCTGGTCTAAGAAGGCTCCAAGATGAGTTCAACCGCACTAAAGCTGGTATTGACGAGATAACTGATGCAACTAAAGCGCTAGAAGAAGCTCAGCAAAAGCAGATTGACGAGTTCCTAAAACAAAAGCAAAAAGAAATTGACGAGGCTCAAAGACTTGCAGACGAGCTAAAAGCTGCTTATGAAAGAGCTAGACAAGCAGCAGACAACTTCCTGGAAAGACTTGAAGATTTCAACACTATTGAGATTCTTCCAAATATTGAAGAAGAAGTCGGCAAGTTTGAAGCGGCTGTTATTGGCTCAGTCGAGCGTATTCGGTCAGAGCTGAAGACCGCTTTCCGTAGCGAACTTATTTTCAAGGATGATTTTGAAAAGTTATCTGCTTTTGTAGCTGCCGAAGAATTTGAACTACGCCGCCTAGCTAAGGCTCGTGATGACCTAGCTAAGAGATACCAGCTTTCCGAAGCGCTGATTTCTGAATACAAAGACGCACTTACCGCAGGGCTACAACTTACCACGCTGTTCGGACAACTAAAAAATGAAACCGAAAAGCGCACTGTAACAGAGGTCCAGCGAGGCATTACCAAGCTTGCCCACTCACTTCGTGAATTTGAAATTACAGTAAGCAAGAGCTACCAAGAAACCGTAGAAAAGGTCCAAGATAAGACTGCTGGGCTACTACAAGGCTTCCGTGATATGGCTCAGAAGTCCCGTGACTTTGCCGCAAACCTCCAAAAGCTAAGGTCTATGGGTCTAGACCCAATGCTGTTTGACCAGCTTGTCAAGGCTGGTGTCGTAGCTGGTGGTGAAACTGCTCAAGCACTGGTAGACGGTGGCTCAGAAACTATCAATGAAATCAATGACCTATTTACAGAAATCAATAAGCTTGGAGCCGAGCTTGGCGAAGAAGTCGCTACGACTATGTACGGCAAGGGCATTGACATTACCAATGGTCTTATTGCTGGTATTGCCTCAGAGCAAGAAAAGCTGCTACAGCAAGCCAGAGATATGGCAGATGCCTTCAGTAAGGAATTTAGCTCTCGCATAAAGATTGCTATTGAGAAGCCAGTAAGCGCAGCCAAGGCAGCCGCAGACGCCGCTCAAGCAGCTGTTCCAACCCTGCCGACTATTGATATGGCTGGGCTCAAGCAGCTAAATGACTACATCACTAACGCCACTAACGCCCTTGGCAAAGTAACTAGCGAGGCTACAAAGGCTGGTATTCAAAACAAGATTGACGTAGTTAGCGCCCTAAGGTCAGACGTTATGAAGGGTGGTCAATTTGACCTAAGCGGTATCGCACGAGGTTTATCAAGTGCAGAGCTAAGAGCCGCTGCTATTGCAACTGGAAGCCCAACGGTGAATAATACTTACAATGTCACAGTTCAAAGCACGGGCAATAAGTCCACCGCCTACGCAGAAGGTTTGGCATTTACTGATGGCGTGGCAGCTGCCAATGCCGCTAACCCAAGTATTCAGTTTGAGATGTTTGGCCGATGAGTATTCCACAACCTAAGATAGAAATTGGTTTTGACCTAACAGATAGCCCGATAGGTCCGTTTTTTAGACTAAACGACCCTGCGGCTGGAAGGTTAGATAACACCGATTACAGACTCGGTGGAACAATTTTTTATGACGTAACTGACAGGGTTCGGTCCTTCAACATCTCTAGGGGAAAGCCAAGAAGGTTTTCTAGCTTTCCTGCTGGTCAGGCTGTGGTCGAGTTCAATAACCACGATAGGGCTTTTGACCCGACTTACTCGGCATCGCCGTTTGCTGGCAACATTATTCCGAGAAGAGAAATCCGTGTTAGCTCTGGCTCGGTTGTGCAGTTTACGGGCTGGGTAGAAGACTGGAATTTGACTTATACACCAGACGGCAATTCAATTGCAGATGCTGAATCGCTAGATGCCACAACCATTCTTGCTAAGCAGTTTTTGACCGCTGGCACCCCGACAGTTCAACTGACTGGCGCTCGCATAGAAGCATCTTTGAGTGACCCAGGTGTAGGTTGGGCAACAGAGTTAAGAAATATAGAAACTGGAACCGTCAATGCTGGTGCTCAGGAAATCGAAGCGAACACAAATGTTTTACAGTATTTACAGGACGTTGCCGCTACCGAAGCTGGACTTCTATTTGTAGATAAGCAAGGCAAAATAACCTTCCGTAACAGAGTTCAAACGCCTTCTTCTAGTTCCTTAGTGGTCTTCGACCAAGATGAGGGCATCCCATATTTAGCTATTGGCATTGTTTATGGGTCAGAACTACTATTCAACCGAGTAGTTATAGCTAATCAAGGCGGTGGTACGGCTGTAGCTACTGATACTGCCTCGGCCTCTACTTATGGGATTAGAGAGCTTGTTCAGACAGACTTGCTAGGTGCTACGGACCAGCAATCAGTAGATTTGGCAATTTTCTATGCCGACCTCTATGCTGAGCCTGAGTATCGTGTAGAAAGCTTAGAGCTAAACCTTCAGGACCTTACAGAGCCACAACAGGCGGATGTGCTGGGGCTTGAAATTGGGGATATTTGTCGGGTATCATTTACTCCTAATGGCATTGGCGACCCGATTGTCAAGTACATTCAGGTCATCAAAATTGACCACGCAGTAACCCCAAGTTTCCACAAAACGACCCTCGGATTCCAGGAAATCAAGTACTTATACCTAGTATTAGATGATGCAGAGTTCGGTAAACTAGACCAAGGATATTTAGGCTAAGGACATTATGGCTGGCAGAAAAGTATTTGTAGCGAACGAGATTCTTACCGCTGCGGATGTAAATGATTATCTAATGGACCAATCAGTAATGGTCTTCTCGGGGACTGCTGCTCGGTCTTCAGCTATCGGCACTCCAACCGCAGGAATGATGTCGTATCTGACGAGCACAAACACTCTTCAGGTTTACGGCACCGCTTGGGCAGATGTGTCGAGCCCAGGTGACATTACTGAGGTAACTGCTGGAACCGCCCTATCTGGCGGTGGAGTATCTGGTGCAGTCACTTTGAATGTAAACACATCAGCTCTTGCTGGAACTGCTCTTACTGCTTCTGGCGCAACTCTCAATGTGAATACTGCTGGCTTGGTTTTTGGAGCAACTGCTGTTTCCGCTGCCTACACTGCCGTATCGGGACTTGACAACGGAACAATCATTGTTACGGGTAGCAGTGCAGTAACTATTA